GGGTAAAAGGGCATTACCCCTCCAGCGACTTAGTAACCTATTATGTAAGGTTGAACTTGCGAACGCCCTTACCTGACTTAGCAACATAAACTGCAAGATAGCCATAAAGTGCGATCTCAAGTTCACCTGTTGAAAGTACCTGAAGGCGAAGGTTTGTGACTGGAGATTCCCAGACATAAACAGATGAAGGAGCGATCAAGAACGCTGAGTTATCTACAACGCCTGAAGCAGCGATGTTGTGATCAACGATCAAGTCTGTTCCTAGGATATTTCCACGAACTGATGATGCAACTGCTGAACCTGATGCGTTCATTGTTGCGCCTTGTGCTGAGTAGAGTGCGCGACCTGTTGAGTCTGCGTAACCTGTAATCGCTGCCCATTGGTCTGTGTTAGCAACCAACTTGTTAGCGAAGTCTCCGCCTGTACCCTTGTAAGCGGCTGCGCCTTCTACAGAGATGAATGACTGAAGGCCTGCTGCTGTTGCTGCAACGCCTGTGGCTGTTGTGCCGGCTGAGATGAGTTCAGTAAGAACTGCTGTATCGGTTGCCTTTTCGTACGCCTTGCGAAGTTCTGCCATAAGCAGTTCCATGAATGAAGGAGACGAACGGTCGATGAGTTCCCAACTGATACGGTTGAGGCCAGCAAACTTGTTGATGTTCACTGTGTCATAAGCAGAAGTCATTCCGACATCTGTGACTGATGCGCCTTCGTTAACATCTGCAACTGAAGGTGCTGTGTCTGCTGATGTAGCGTTTGTGTAAAGGCGTGGAACTGTAAAGGACATGCCTGAGTCAATTAACGCATTTCTGGTCACCGCATCAAATACAGGACGGCCTGTGAATGTATCTGTGATGAATGAATTAAGGTGCTGTGGAAGTGTCAAGCCTGTGTTTGTTGAAGTTGAATCATCTGCTGCGCGAACTACGCGGCGTGAGTCATCGTCTCCAAGTGCTGACTTGATAGATGCTTCGAGATATTGTGCAGATGAGATAGGTGCTGTGCGCTCTTTCGCATATGCAGGTGCTGCTACAGTTGGACGAGCGGCTTCAACAGCCGTTGCCTCAACTTCTGGTGCTGCTACGGTGTCTGGAGTATTTTCCACGACCGCCTCGCTTTCTGTTGGTGTGTTTGGTTCAGCAGGGAGTTCTACTTCCTCTGCTGCGATCTCAAGAACCTGAGCAGACTTGAAAGCCGGTTCAGTTACTAGAGAAACTTCTTTTAACTTCGCTGCTGTAACTACTGTGTGTCCAGCGCGTGACGGTTGTGATGAAATGATTTCTGCGCCGATCGACAGACCTGCGACTAATCCTTCGCTTGCCATGATGAGGGCATCAGCACCGGCTTGGCTGCGGCTTAAACGAAACACAGCGTAAATCCCGTCTTGGCGTGTTTCTGCGCTAATCATTTTTCCTACGGGTCTTTTCATATCATGCTGCGCTAAAAGTCGGATCTTTGAAGGGTCATCTATCTCAATAGATCCTGCTTCAAAGACTACGCCGCCAAGATTAGTGTTACCGATTTCGCCTGTACCCATTGGCACGATCTTGCCTGAGATTTCGCGGCGTTCCTCGCTACATTCAATAGATGCAGCCTCGATGTATAGGGTTTCCATTAACTCATGCCTTCGCTTCCATTGGGAGTTAGATCCGTCATTTCCATAGCCTGTTCCGTTGTAATAAGTCCTAGAGTTAGCAACTTCTCAATAACCTGTAGTTCAACCATTGGATCATTTTTTAGGAATGTATCAAAGACAGCAAAGCGGACTTCGTGGCCTGCTGTTGAGATATCGTCCATGCTTAAGCGTGTCTGGATCGCTTGGATATATGGCTCAATGCTGAGTGCATAAAATTGCTTGCGTTCCTCGGTTACATTTGCATAAGTCATGGTGGTGTTTTGATCTGCGCTTAAGTAATATGCTGGAACATTCATAGCGCGAGCAATTTCAGTCGAAAGGTTTTGAATTGCCTCGTTGTACATCATGTCTTTTGGTGAGAACTGTGTTGACTGGAACTCGAGAGTGCTAGTGAGATAAGCAGTCGAGTTATTTTGGCGGCTGCGCTTCCAAGCGGCTAGAAGTCCTGAAACTTCTTGCGGTGGCAAGTCTGCACCTGTGTTCTTTAAGATGCCAGAACTCATTGGAGTGGCAGCAGAGATAGAAGCGGCGCGGTTGATGTCGATCGCTGCTTGGATAGTCTTTCCAGCGCGTTCTAACACGCCTTCGTCTAGTCCTTGGATAGTTACGATGTCATTCATGTCGATCGGATTAGCATCGACATAGTATTGCGTGATCATGATGCCTTCAAGATCAGTTGTAAAGGTTACGCGAGAGTTTGCGATCCATTCAAACGCTGAAGGGCGGCCGTCCTCTGCATAGCGCTCTGTTACTCGAAGGTAAGCGTTTCCGTAGAATAGAAGGCTGTCAACGATCCAGTTAATTGTGACGAATGACGGTTGGTTCTTTGAAAGTTGGTTAATCCAACGAGGCGGCGCGATAACTTCGCCGGTGCGCTTGTTGTAATACTCTAAAGGTATAGAAGCAACAGTTCCACAGATTAAGTTACGAGCGCGAGCAACAGAAGGAACGCTCATAGCGTCTTTGCGCGATACGCGAAGGGTTAGGCTGTTATAAAGTGAGGGTAAGTTTTCGCCCATTACCTGTGGCGCTGCTTGCGCTTCTACGATTAGCGGTTTGCGCGAAAAGATACCCATAGGGTGCAATTATACACTACATATAGGTCATTCGGTGTAGATAGCCGCTACCTGTTGTGGTTTCATCAACATCGAGACAACCATAGCCAAAGCGATAGGTGCAGAGATATCACCGGCAGACTTTCGCTTAACAATACGCCAAGCAGAGTCATTAACTTTGGCTGCGCAGTTATTCATCTGTTGAATTAGGTTTGCTTGACCATTGTGAACCACTTGATGCGTTACTAGACCGTTTAACAAGTCTCCGCAGGCCTGATAGAACTGCTGGCCCGAGATGTCTTGCACGATGCAACCAGCGTTGGCCAACTTCTCGGCGATCGACTGGGTTGCGTACTTGTCGAAACAGATTTGGCGTGGTCGATACTGATCCGCCCATGCTTTTATGTCGGCTGCGATCTTTAAATCATCAACTGAGACTGCGCTCTCCCAAGTCTGCAATATGCCAACTCCGATGCGACCGTCTGGCAGTATTTGACCAGCAACGAGCGAAGCATTACGCCTTGAAGGTGAAACATCGAAGCCAAAGACTGTATATCCGCCAACAGGGATCTGTAACTCGCTATCGCTAGTCTCCTCAAGAATGCCATGAGGCCAAGGCGAACTTAGGGAGTCGATCCACTGGCAAAGGGTTTCAGTTCGCGTGTTTTCAATAGGGGAAGTTGCTATTGCTTCCTCGATCGCTGCTTCCGTGATCGTGTAACCCAGCGCAGGATTTGACTGCGCCCATGCGGCTCGGTCATCTAAGCGACAATATTGAGGCGCAGAATATTCGTAGAAGCCAAAGGATTTTGGTGGGTTGTCTAGTGCTCGTTCTCTCAATTCATTTAATACCGTGCTAAATGCATCACCCGCATTTGACGTTAAAAGTACATGGCTATTGGCGTGAGCGCGAACGACTGGCATTGCCGCGCGATAACCGTCTGCGCTGATTTCTCTGACCTCATCGATGTACAAAAGTCCAGAAATTGACCTGCCTCTGGAACCGTCTCTCGTAGCCGCTACGACATCTAAACGCGCCCCAGATAGCATCTCAATGGACTCAGTACCGTTTGCGTGTCTAATTTGCTTAACCATGCCCTTTAAGTGGTCGTTATTCTCAAGCGCGTTAGCAACCTGCCTAAACGTCTCAAGCGCCATTGAGCGGTTAGAGGACATAATCAAGACATCGGTGTTCCACTTGATCAGATGAGTCAAAATGAGCATACGCGCTAAAAATGTCTTGCCGTTTTGGCGTGAAATTAAAAGCAAGTTACTCTTACGAATCCACATGCCTTTTTTATCCACCGTGAGCATATCTTTGAGCACATACTCCTGATAAGGGAGCAATTTTTCGCCCAGTATTGTTGCCACTTCAATTACATCATCTATTTTAGATTTGCCCTTTAAAGGCAACGACTGCAATCGTGGTTTAGTCGCCCCTCGGAGCGTTTGTTTTCTTTTAGCCGGCATCGGGTTGATCCGTGACTGGTCGGGCGGTAAACGGACTGTCTTGGTGGATTTCCGACCGTGTTGGGGAGGGGAAGGTCGAAAAGACAGGGGGGGTAGGCACTCTACCTAAAAAATTGGCCTGATTACGGCTGCCCTTGCTGCTATTGCAACTGGTACAGCAAGCAACTGCGTTCTCATAGTTGATCACCAAGTCAGGCGCTTTGCTTATTGGAATGATGTGATCGACTGTAGTTGCCGGTGCTGAGCAATAGAAGCATGACCATTGGTCACGCGCTAGCACCTTTAACCTGAATGCTTTGTAGTCTCGGCTTAATCTCGGATCTCCTCGCTTAGCCATTACTGCCAACCCTTAGTCTTTAGATGATGTAGTGCAGCACAATAGTCTGGGATCTCATGGTCTAGACCATATCGCTTTGATACATAGTACCAATAGATATAGAACTGATAGTCATAAGGCTTACCTTGCATAGACTTACTACGCATCTGGTAATAGCCATAGTGTGATCCATTAACTGCATCTATGTTAAATCTTGATTCTCTATAGATGATCTCGTTATGACATTGGTATTGCTTATCAGTTAATTGCTTATTGGCTAAGGCTTTTATGCTTTTAGTTGGCTGGTTCTGAGCCTCTAATCTATCGGCGCTAGCCATAGATAGAAGTATCCCAATAACGATTGCTACCGAGCGAACTAGCCGCAAGCGGTTCGCTCTGAGCCCCTTAAGGGCTCTAGCCGTAGAGTGTACCGTGTCAGTCAAATACATTAAGATAAGTCCTGCTCAGACGGCGTGTCAACATCGAGTAATTGTTGTAACGCATAATAAGCCTGTTGAGGTACAACTCCATTACCAAGGATTTTATACTTCTGTTGATCTGGAATATCCATTTCGGACACCCAACCTTTTTCCAAGCCCATCATGTATTCGATGAACTCTATATTGACTAAACCTTGATCCAGCGTTGCCGGCGGATCTTGCAAGCACAGGTCAGCGCATGTAATAGATCCGCGCCCCAATTCCTGTGTTTGCCAGTCGTGCGACCAGCCAGAGTGTTTGGGGTAGGCAACAATAAAGAGTCTTGCCCTTTGGTGAGGGGCTCCGACATCGCTAGCGCGTATAAGTTTCCATTTAGTGTCATACCCCAATTCGGTAAGGTCTCCAAGAACTCTGTCGAACCCAAGACTGAGATGCCCTCGGACATTCTCCAAGACGATGAAGTTGGGTCGTAGTATGCGTATTGCTTTTGTAATATGCGGCCAGATATGTCGGTCATCATTAGTTCCTTTCCTAGATCCTGCTTGGCTGAAGGGCTGGCATGGATAACCAGCCGTTAAAATGTCTATTGGTTCAACGCTTGACCAGTCAATCTTGCTTATGTCTCCATAGTTAACATAGCCAAAGCGTTCCTCTATAAGTTGTGATGCGTATTGGTCATACTCTGCGCACCAAACTGTCTCAGCGTTAAAGTAAGCCTCAACAGCCATGTCTAGACCACCGTAGCCGGTGCAAAGTGATCCCACCTTCATCGGTTGTCCGTACTGTAGAAGCCCGAGCCTTTGAACGCTATCCCGAAACTGCTGTAAATCTTTTTCATCGGCTCATGGCATAAGCCGCATTCGACTAGATGATCCTCGTTAATTTTAAACTCCTTTTCGTAGCGCAAGTTAGCCTCACATGACTCGTTAGTGCATTCGAACTCATAGATAGGCATTACTGATCCTCACATGACTTGCAATAGCCAGCGACAGTCCATTCACCGCAGCCGGTACATCTGATTATGTCTGAGTCTTTAACTACATCTTTGCGTTTGTCATATCCTGCTGCTAGGAGTAACTCCACCAGATCGCCAAGACGAAGCATCGCAACATATTCCTCAGCGTTCTCGCCTTGTCCGTTAAGTCTGAAAGTGGCGAACCCCACGAGGCCACTTTCTTTAGTGCGACTTTCGATCTGGCGGAGTGTTCCCTTTACATCGAGTCCTGTGCGCGCCTTAACCTCGCAGTCGAACGGAACATTGAGAATGTCACGCCCAGAACCTCGACCAACCACAGCGCCTTCCCACCAGCGCCGCAGATACTCTGCAACCACGCGCTCGGTGCGAAAGCCCCGATGCTTACGGCTTTGACTCATTGACCGCGTGGCACTTCTTGCATGACCATGTAATTGCAGTACCGGCGATCCAGAACGCTAGTTCCTCGCGTGGTACTGGCTCATTACATAGATGACAGATAATCCTAACCTGCAAAGCGTTTAGAAGTTCTTGGTGTTTAGCCTTTTCTGCCAATTCATCATCGGTTGGGAAGTTCTCCCATTCACCGTCTTGGTTCATAAACTGTAAACCGCTCATTGGCCTTCACGCACCTTCCAAGTACCGTCAGGCGCTAGGTTGTACCAAAGTACATCTTTACATGCGAAGCAACTGAAGTTCGCCCAAGGCTTGTTCGTCTTGTTGCTTACGCCTGTTTTCCATGTCATCGGCTTATGGTCATGACAGTTGCGACATAGTGGAATGTCTTTGTCGATCTTAACTCCGCCTAATACTTCTTTGACCAGATCCACAGCAGCCTCAGCAGTTGGTGCTGGTGCTACGGCTTTAACAGTCCAAGGATCGTCCTCTGCCGGCATTGTGATCTTATCGGCTAACTTCTCAGCGAACGGCTTAGGTTCTGCTGCTTTAACCTTTGACATCTCCTCGCGGCTAGGGCGTTTGCCTTTCGTAGCGTAGCCTGCGTTAGCAAGTGCCCTACCGATCGCACTTGTTTCGCAGTTCTCAAGCGCGCTCGTAGAGTTAACTCCTCTAGTTGAGACGGTTTCCTCTGCATAGCCAGTTGTCCAAGCCTGTGCATCAACTTCAGTTCGATAAATAGAAGCCTTAACAATAAATCGCTGAAGCGTTGACTCAACCAAAGTAGTTTCAATTCGAGCATCGGGATATTCCTTCCAGAACTTTTCTAGTCTTTCCTCTACTGTCTCGTAGTCCTCTAAATTAAACATAAAGTTCGTTCTCCTGTGTGTGTAGAGTTCCGGCTATTGCGGCGTAGGCTGCCATGTCGATATATGTGTCAACTGAACCCGACTCCATGCTTCTTGCGAGTTTGACCAATACCATAATTCCTGCGACTTGATAATCGTGGATCGGCATGTCGAGATATGCGCTGAGTAGTCGTGCGGTGCGCTGCATGTTGTCACTAGGGTGGCCATATTGCAGACCACGATCTTGAATGACTGC